CTCGAGGCGACTCAAACCTTGGTTAAACGTTATGCTAAATTAAGCGGACCTAACGACCCCAAGCGCATGCACCTTGCGTACACTGAGCTTATGGGTGGTCTGTGCAGGGCACTTTATGGGCGCACGGATGCATTGCGCAAACTCCGCGACGATATGCGTGTCCCTCCCGAGTACCTCAAAGAGCGCGCTGGCCAGTATTTAGAAGCCTTGCAAGCGAAGATAAACTCCAACCCATCTACCGCGAAAGAACTTGAAGTAGAATTCGAAGAAGCCAAGGAGGCGCTTAAATTCTTTAATAAGCGCCAAACGAAATTCAAACCCGATGCTGGCTTTGACGACACAACCAAGTGCGGACAAGGCGTTGCCGCCACTTCCAAAGCTATCAACTTGCTTTTTGGTGTTTACGCCCGTTCTATTTTGGATCGCATGCGCGAAATCCTTCTTAAAAATGCACGCCCGATCATATTAGCTACGCACAACAGCGAAGCCCACCTCAATGACGTTTATTCCCAACATATGTCAGAGTTAGGCAATCACGACAATACTAACTGGACGTGTAATGACTTCTCCGAATGGGATTCGTCATTCCGTAGTTGCTTCGCAAAAGTGACTAGTCGCTTACTTATTATGATTGGATGTCCCGAAAAGTTAGCGCAGTGGTTCGAGAACTTCCGCGAGAGTTGGCGTATGGAGTATCGCCATGAGTTTGGTAAGACAGTCCTCAGTGGGTTCGAGAAGCAGTTTTCAGGTAATCCGTTTACTATTTGTGAGAACACTATCGGAAACATGGCGTTATGTTTTATATCGTTTGAGTACAAGGGACTAGACTTCGCCATGTTTAAAGGTGATGACAGCGCTGTACGCTGCACCCACAGTGTGCTCACTGAGAAAGGCCGTAATCTTATTAAGTTCACTGGGCATGGTCTTAAACTGCATAACACACCTATTGGTGAGTTCGCCGGTTGGTTTTTGACTCCTTATGGTTTGTACCCAGATGTGGTACGATATGCTGCCAAGTTTATAGATAAACCGTACCGTAGTGAAGAACACCTGCAGGAGGCTCTTAATTCGCTACAAGAACGCGTATCCGCGGTTAAAACAGAAACGCAAAAGAGGTGCGGAGCTACAATGGCTTATTTACATTATCGTGGTATCCTTGGTGTTGATACCTTTACTGTGGGCGAGATCGAGAATTTATTCAATTTTATTAAGTCCAGCAGGACCATTAGATTCTCTGACCTCAAACCACAAGAGCTGCCGGTTCGGCTGCTCTGACTATCTAACTATATTGTAAATAGCCCTCTTTATTTATTACGGTTTATTTCTTTTGACCACTTCTACCTTTTGGTCAATTTATTCATACTTGTTTCATGCTTTATTTTGTATTTGATTTGCTCATTATTTTGTTTATTATCCTTTACTATGGCCGAGAACGCTAAAGTTATGTCAGTTGGTGCTTGTAATATTATGGCGAAAACGCCGGCAGGTGCAGCGTACGTCCAGAAGGTTACCCATCCTCCAACGACAATACCGCAAGAGTATTTAGGCATACCAGATAGTAGTGCGCCGAATGTAGTGTGCATGGAAGTTAAAGGTGAGACGAACATCGCCCCAATCTTCACTTACGCCTCTAGTGCGACTGCTAACACCACCGTCAATCCTAGCTCTATGTTGTTCTTGAGCCCTTCCGGAGGCTATGTTGCATCCTATGTTTTCATGCAAGTGCCAACTACTAATGGCCCTGGCTGGTCCCAACCCATCTCGTGGCCCGCCACCAGTGGTCACCTTGTCGTTTCTAACACCACGCCGCCAGCTGTGCTTAACGCTGGTTACAACTTCACCAATTGGGTTTCCGATGTAGCAATGTTCCGTAGTACTTACAAATCAGAGACTTATTATCTCAATGCCACCGATTTTAACAACCAAGGTACAGTTACAACTGCCAAATTCAAACCGAATATATTGCGTGCGCAGTCAGTTCTTACCCTTTTCCAGACTCATACCAAATGCACGGGCAGTATGCACAGTCTTGCTCGAGCTGTTAACTTAGCTATCGACCCGAATATGGAAACATTCTATATTGCGAAGAATGAGTTAATCGGCCCGGTTGCAGACTACGCCGTACAGGTGTTCGAGTGTAATGCAGGGTCAGGACCCAATCTTCGTATTCCATATGCTGGCTCTGTTAACGACTACTCTGCCCTCTACCAGTTCTTGCCCGCATCAGCTACCGAATTGTTGAATATGAGTAGCAAATCCAAAACTAACCCGGCGGTTGATGGCGCGTTTGTCGTCCACCAGCCGGTAGACCCGGTGTCAACCTGGGACGTCACCACCAGCCTTCCCGATTATGCCAGTGGTTCTAGTAACATTGCTGCCCCCGTGCTGTCGCTCATTCGGGCTTACAACGCAGGCACAGGCTATCAGTATTTTCCGTTGTTCACCTCAGCATCCGCAACAGGTGGCAACGTTGCTAACGTGGCCGCTGTCGACACACCTTGGAACAATCTGGATTGGTCTATTACTATAATGGAGGGGTTAACTATCCCCTCAACCACCGGTACTACTCTGTCTAGTGTCCCTTATGTGACCGTTAAATCATATGCCGGCTTCGAGATCCAGCCGCAATTTAGCAGCAGTCTACGCCCGTTTGCCCGCTTACTACCTTTGCCAGATCGTGATGCGATGGATATTGCTACATGCATATTTCACTCCCGCCCCGACGCACTTCCTGCGTCGGCTAACGATTTGGGCACGATCGCGGCTACTTTGTTTAAGTTCACCCCTATGATTATCGACGGCATTAAGAGCATGTTCGGCGCTTACAATAAGAACAAAAAGCAGCAAGCTCGGGAAAAGCCCGCTGAGAAACAGGCAGTTGCCACTATTGTTAGGAAGATCAGCAAAGTAGCTATTGCGCCCAAACCTCGCAAGCAGCCCCAGCAGCAGCCACGCCGTGCGCGTGACGATCGCGAGCCTGTGCGCAATCTACCAGACAATTCTGTCCCCAAGACTATGGTCTTTCGCAAGCGTAAGTGAATCAATCCACATATCTTTTAAGGAACCGACAAGCACCCGGTTAGGTTCCATTACGGGTTTTCCGGGTTTCCCGTATAATCGTTTACTATTTTATCGATTACATATTTATTCATT